GCGGCTTTCATCGCCTCCTCCCCCATGTCGTCGGCCCCGTCGGTGATAACGATCATCACTTTACGGGTGACTTGATCGGTGGCGGGGACTGAATTAAACAGTTTGGTAGTCGCCAGTAGGGCCTGACTGGTGGCGGTGCCTATGCGCCAGACGACTGAGTCCGGTGCGGTGGCCACTCGGGCTATCCGACTTGATACGGCGGCGGGGGTTAGCTTCTCGCTGAATTTCTTCAAAACCTTGGTGCTGTTGGCGTACTGGACAATGGCCAGCGGGGCTTTCGCCTTGGTGCATGCGCGGGCAATGATCGTTTGGAGTACCGCGCAGTATGCGTGATCGCTGGCGCGTATTGCGCCGCTGTATGATTCGCCCACTATGAAGTGGTTCATTGATGCGCTGATATCCGCAACAATGGCCACTGCTGTATTCTGGGCAGGCTCTGAGCGCTTACGCTTGTTGATGTCAACTGCTCCCATCGTGGCGCGTACAAGGGCTTTTTTGTCTATCCTGCCCACTACCTGCCGCGTGCGTGTGGCTGACTTGGCGGGGCTCTTAAGCAGGCGCATGAGGCCGTTTTCTATCTTGCTCATGGGCTGGGCTATACGGTTAATGTCGGCCTCTGTCTGTTTGTTCGCGGCGTCGTATCGGCTGCCGGTCATTGTGTGCGGCTGGGCGTGCATGTCGTCGGTTAAGTCGTTGGCGCTGGTGGTGCAGGTCTCGCCGTTTTTGTCGGGGCTTTTGAGGTCGTCGGTTGCGCCAGTCTTGGCGGTGTCAAAGTCTAGGGGCTCCTGCTCGTCGCTGCGTGGGGCTGCGGTCTTGCTCGCGCCGTTGCTGGGCTCCTCTCCTTCGCCTTGCTCGCCGTCGCCTTGCTCGCTCTCGCCGTCGCCTGCTTGGTCGCCTGCTTCGCTCTCGCCGTCTCCCTGCTCGCCGTCTCCCTGCTCGCCGTCTCCCTGCTCGCCTGCGTCGTCGCCGTCTTCCTGCTCGCCTGCGTCGTCGCCGTCTTCCTCGCTGGGCTCGCCTTGCTGGGGCTGCTTTGGTGCTGTCATACCTAGGTCTTGGTCGTCGCTGTCGTCTTGGTCGTCGTCTTGCTGGGGCTGCTGCTGTGGCTGCTGCTGTGGCTGCTGGCCTTGCAAGCCGTATAAGTCGGTCATTAGTTCGTTGGCGAGATCAATAGAGCCCTGCGTCTCTAACTGATATGCGCCGTCGTTCTGCATGCGCTCGACCGCGGCGGCTGCCAGTCGCTGAAGTTGTAACGGGGCTTTTGCAATCGCGGCGGCTGCGCCTGCGATCGTGACGCCGTTGGCGAGGTTGCCCATTACCTTGACTAGCATCGGAAAGTTTTGCATTTGCTTGAAGGTGTCAGGGTCTTGCAGGATTGCCGCGCCAGTGGTGAATGATCGGAGTCGGGATAGGCATTGTGTGAAGTTCGGGACCGTGGCGGCACGCGTGCCGATAAACTCAATCCTGCAATCTTCAATACAATTCAACAACGCACCATAAAACGCCTGTACGCTGCCGGCCTGACTGCGCACGGCGCTCATGTACAAATCAAAATCTGTATACAAAATATGCAAGGCTTCATGTACGGCAAAACCGGTGTACGCGTCCGCGGTCTGGCGTGTTAGCACGCCCTTTGCGGTGGCAGGTAATAGTAGGGTGATATCAACGCGGGTTCCGGCTTGGTCGCGCGTAAAGCTAACGCCGGCGGTGTCGCCTTGAATTATCACGGTGACATCAATGTGAATCACTTGCGGCGCGTTGGCCTTGACGATCGCCTTAAATGATCGCTCGGCGGCGGTGATGTAGTCGCGGCCGTGGATCGTGCCGCCTATGCCCGACGCCGTGGTGCCTGCCAGAATGGCTGGCATGCTGACTGTCATCGCGGGGGCTGCGACGATAGCGCCGGCGTACTTTGTCGCCGCGCGGTTGTTCCTAGATTTTAAAGGGTTGCTCATTGGTCTAGCTCCTAAACTGACAGGTGTGTGTTAGCAAGCTGGCGTACTGTCTCGCGGTCGCCATCGTCGCCGATGAATTCCAAAATCGCCGATCGCAATGCAAAGTCGGCGGGTAGTCCATCGTCTAGCAATTCGGTTAGCGCCTTGACGCGGCGAAAAGAAATAGGAGTGTTCAGGCTGCCGGCCTTGAATGCTTCGCGGCATACGCCTACATACTCCGAAACTTTGCGACAAAGTGATTTTTTCGCGTTAGTTGTGCGGCATAGCAGGGCGGCTTCATCTTCGACGCTGGGATACTGGAAGTGCACGATAGACGAGAAGCGGTCTAGTGCTGCTTGGCTAACGGGCTGGCAGGTATCGTACTGTGCGCTCTGGTCGCCATGTCCTGACGTGTTATCACACACTATGAAAGTGACGCCTTCGGCTATATAAACCGTCTCGCCGGTGCTGGCGATGGTGTGATATCCCGCGCTTAACAGTCCTTGAAGCAGGGCGGCTATTAATGGGTTCGTAGATAGCTCGTCAATCAGAATCACCGCGTGAGGCTGCTGGATAGCTTTGATTAGCGTGCCTGCTGTCCAGATACCCTCACCGGTGGTGGCGTCCAGTCCGGTCTGGCTGCCGACTAGATCATGCGGTTCTTGCGTTGGGTCTACTGCGATCGTAAACAGTGGGCGACCTGTGGCGCGCGCAAGGTGATGGACAAACTGACTTTTTCCGGTGCCGCGCTCGCCAGCTAACCATATATGGCGCTGGCGCTTCATGGCGCTGCTGACGGCACGCAAGGTGTGGCTGTTGTGGGCTGAGTTCATAAAGTAATCATTGTCTACTGGCGCGCCGCTGTTGCCGTTGAAGCATTGAAAGCCATACCCCGCCGCGGCGTTAGGCAAGTGATCCCAGAGATTGAGGGCGGTTTGAAAGTGCGTAGGCTGTACGTCGGTGATACCAACGGCCGCGCCGCCTGCTGTGGGCGCTATAAAGGCGGCGGGGGCTGCCGTCACCATAGGCGGCTTATTCTTGGCGGCTATTAATGGCGCCAGCAAAGCATCAACGCCGGCGGGGTCTTGCTGGACTAAGCGCATCATAATGTCGGTGCGCAGGGCTTCGATTTCTTGCTGTTCGCTGGGCTGGGCGTCGTCGTCTTGATCGTCGTCGTCGTCTTGATCGTCGTCGTCGTCTTCATTAAACAGCTCGTCGAAAGCGTCGGGTTCTTGATCGTCCGCGTCGTCGAATTCATCCGCGGCTTGGCCGGCGGTGGGCCGGCGTAAATAGTCGGGAATCGCGGGGAAAGCCTCGGCCGCGTTTATGGCTTTTAATAGGCTTATCACATAATTTGCTTCGCCTTTGCAGAGCGTGGCGATATTCGACCATGCTGCGCCGGTGTCCGTTATGCGACAGGGTAGGTGCGCGATAATCGACGCGGGTAGGTTGCAGGCGTCGCCGGTCAAGGATTTGCAGAGCGTGGCTATATACTGCTGCTGGGCGTCCGTGCTGGGCTCGCCAGCGTTCGCAGGGTTAAGGGTGCGGGCCTTACCTTTACTGCCGCCGCCAGTGCGGCGGGGTGTGCCGGTGTTGCGGCGGCTGCCTGCGGCGTTCTGGTTGCCGGTGCGCTGGGGCTGGCTGGTTGCTGCAACTAACAGGTGATCGACGTTCATCGCCAGCGCATTCAAGGCATGACAGATGTCGTGCTTGGTCTGCAATGTCTTCCCTTCGATGTTGTTATTAACTAAATAGCTGTCCCAGCGTGGGTGTGCCTGTATCGCGGCCTTGACGGCTTTGCGGCTCTCGCGGGTCAGTACTAAGGTGCTGTGGTGGTATGTCGTCATGGTGTTACCTCTTTATCGGTGTGTTGGTTGGCTGCGGCCACGGTGGGTGGCTGCTCGTCGTGTTGACCGAAGTCACAAAGTAAAGGTCCGCATATCGTATGTCAATAAATGGTTGTAATAAAAGTTACATAACAAGCTGTGAGCGGCGTTGTTGCGTCCAGTATCGGACGGACGGCGCGCCAGTTCGGGCGGGTATAGCAGGTGTCCGGTATGCGGATTGCTGCGCGTCACTAGCTCTGGGTAGGTCGTGACGCTGGGACCGGTTTTTAGTTGCTAACGAGGGCGCTAAGTGAGGGGGTACGGTATACGGACTTGAAAAAGGCCAATCTAACAGTAACGAGAGTGGTAAGGGGCGCGGTGGCGGCGTTTTTCGGGTGTATATAAATCAACGACTTACGCGTGGCTCTTAATAGATTAGGTGCGAAGTGTACCGAGGTTCAGCGTAAGATGGGAGGTAGTGACGCGTAGAGCCCTTTTTCCTGTTTTTTCTTTCTTTATTTATCAACTACTTATAGAGAAGAGTTAAAGTAGAATAGGTGGTATGTACCGACGTCACCATGGTTTGAACACTTTGCCGCCGTTTTGCAAGTAGTTGCGGATCGTGTGGAGTGTTTAGGGAAAATAGCTGGTGACGTGGCCCTGCTGCATACTGGCTTGCCCAGTCTCAAACAAAGAGAGACACGAATAGTCCGGTAAGCGCACCGTACGGGTAACGGAATCACGAGGCGGGCGAACCCGACGCCCGTGATCTGTATAGCCGTGATTCCCTCAGCTGTGTCGTTAGTGAGTCACCGCGTCACCGCGTCACAGAATCACGGTGTTTCCGGTATACGTACCGTTACCGGTGCAGGGTGTCTCGGCGTCACTGGGTCACTGGGTCACCGTGTTGCTGTGTTGCTGTGTTGCTGTGGTGTCTCGGGGTCACGGTGTTGCTGTGGTGTTTCCGTTATACGGTGATTCTGAGTCACCGGTGCTTGGCGGCGTGCTGGCGTGTAGGGCTGAATCACTGAGCGGCTGAGCTAATAGCCCAGTAGTGGGGGCTAATAGGGTGACGGTGTCGCCTAATGATTCAGTGGCGCGGTGTCGCCGTGGCCGTGTCGCCGAGTAGCAGAGCGGAGGCCGTGGTGTCTCGGAATCACAAAAGTAGGTACCATATATCAGAATCACCGTGCCTTGGAGTCACAGGGCACCCACCCCAGTCCAAGATTTCGTACGGGGCACCCGTACAATACCCCCAACTCTTTCTGAATATACTTTTATACAGAAGTCCGTATACCGGACACTATAAACTCAACCCCCTCCCCCCTCTTGTAAATCGGAAACAAAAATATTTTTCGCTAAATTTTTGAAACAATCGTAAAATTCAATCATGGCCAAAACCGCAACACCCGCATGCCTGCCCCCGCCCTTCAAGAAAAAGCCCTTGTGCTTTGACCTGCCTGATATGACCCAGGCTCCTAGAAAACTGATGCGCGACTTGATCAAACTGTTGGTCATCGAGCGGGAGAGAGAAGAGCACTATCACGCTCACGCCGAGCGCATACAGAGGCGCAACCCGAAATAGTTTTACAACCAATGGTTTATTCTTCTACAATGAGGGCCTTGTACTCCTGTGAAAGGTGATATGTCATGTCCGCTACACCGCCGACATACAAAACACAGAACGTAAAAGACCTGATCCGACTTGTTGATATGAACGACAAGACGTATCACGACCCTTATCAATGGTCGAACGGCCCTCGTGCCGCCGACCGTACGTTGGATGTACCCGGCCCAAGTGTCTCTGCTCACAACCCGTAACCCTCGGTGCCCTCCAGTAGGGTTACGGGGGCGCATTAAGTCGCTCCCCCCGACTAACGGCGCTGTGGGTGGAGACGCCCTTATTGCTCATGCCACAAAGGCACCTTGACATGGCGACGACCGCAACTCCTTTGCCCACCCCCTACGACGTGGCGAAATCCAAAGTCGATGAGGTGGCGTTCGTGGAGAATTTCATCGACGCACTCGACGCCAAGCAGGCTGTCGTCCAAGTGCTGTCCGATACGGACCCTGACTATCTCATGTTGGAGGCTGAAGAGGACGACCTGCGCAAGCTGGCGCAAGAGATGATGAACCGACCGCACTTGCAGTCGATGATCAACGCCCGTCTCGCCATCGAGGTCCAACGCACCCGGCTGGTCAACAGTCAGTGGGTGCTGCACCAAGCCGTGGTCGTCCATAACAAGTGTATGCAAGAAGAACCGATCAAAGACCGCGACGGCGACTACTACACAGGGCCGTTTCAGCCCATCGCCGCCCTGCGTGCCCTGGACCTAGTGGGCAAGCACGTCGATATCCAGGCATTTAAAGAGGTTATCGAGCTGGAGACCGGGCCGAATCTGGCGTCTGCGCTGGACGCTGCACGGAAACGGCTGGAGGCACCGTCCAAATTCAACGCTGAAGAGGCCACCGACGTGGACCTCGACACGGACTCTACTGACGTGCCCGAGATCGAGGACAACAGCCTATGACCAGCACCCTCGCCATGGCGGAGGCACGCCAGAAAGGCATGCTCAACCGGGATATCTCGCAAAACCAGTATGAAACCGAGCTGATCACCGACATTGCGCAGTTCTACGCTGACCCACTAGGGTTCGTGATGTACGTGTTCCCGTGGGGGCAGCCGGGTACCGACCTAGAAGACGAGGCCGGCCCTGACGAGTGGCAAATCAACCAGCTTACGCGCCTTGCGGCGGGCATTCAGCTCGATCCGCTAGGCACTATTCGAGAAGCCACGGCGTCGGGTCACGGTGTGGGCAAATCAGCCGAGACCAGTTGGGTGATCCTGTGGGCTATGTCCACAAGGCCGCATCTCGCAGGGTGGGTGACCGCTAACACACAAACTCAGCTCAAGGGTAAGACGTGGCGGGAGCTGGCGGTCTGGCAGAAACGGGCGTTGAACGGTCATTGGTTCGAGTGGACGGCGACACGGTTCTATCAGAAAGATCACCCGGAGACCTGGGGCATCGACGCGATCCCGTGGACCGAGCACAACTCTGAAGCGTTTGCGGGGCTGCACGCCGAGCACGTTCTAATGATCATGGACGAGGCGTCCGGTGTCGCCGACATCATCTGGGACGTATCAGAGGGCGCGATGACGACCCCGCGCGCGATGTGGCTGGTATACGGCAACCCGACCAGAAACACCGGCCGGTTCCGCGAGTGCTTCGGCAAGAACAAGCACCGCTGGAGCACCGCCCAGATCGACAGCCGCACCTGCAAGATGACCAACAAGAAGCAGTTGGAAGAGTGGCGGCAGGACCATGGCGAGGACAGCGATTTCTATCGTGTCCGGGTGCGGGGCGAGTTCCCACACACCGCCAGCAACCAGCTCATCAGCTCCACCGTCGTGCAGGAGGCCCGCAAAAGGGACATCCCGGTCGCCGACTACGTGTATATGCCCGTCCATATTGGGGTAGACGTTGCCCGGTTTGGTGACGACGAGACGGTGATATCCGTCAGACAGGGGCGGAAACACCGCCAAATGACCCAGTATCGGGGCCTAGACAACATGCAGGTAGGAGCCATGGCGGCGTCTATCTTTCGCAAGTACAACGACATGGGCCTCCCGATGGGAGCGTTCTTCGTGGACGGTGTCGGCCTGGGGTCTGGCGTGGTCGACTATTTGAAGTCCATGGGCTACCCCGTGGTCGACGTTAACGTCGGTAAAGCCGCCGAGAAGAAGGATTTGTTCTTCAACAAGCGCGTCGAGATATGGGTCCGGTGCCGCGAGTGGCTAGAAGCCGGGGCGGACATCATCGACGACGCTGAGCTTGCCGAGCAGTTGACCAGCATCGAGTACGACATGGTGCCTCACAAGGAGCAGGTTCGCCTTGAGAAGAAAGAAGACCTCAAGAAGCGCGGGCTATCGTCTCCTGACAGAGCGGAGAGCCTGTGCCTGACCTTTGCCGAGACCTTTAACCCTATCGCTAGGCACACCAACAACACCTCTTTCGAGCCGGAGTACGAATGAACGTTCCTGTAGTCAGAATGGACGACGGGGACGACAGCCCCCAACTACAGCCCGCCCGTGACCACTATGCGGGTGTGATCGGCAGGACGCTGACGAAGCACTATCCGACGGTGAACTGGCTGGTGGAGATCAAACTCGCGCCCACCGGCGGGATTGCGTTCGTGCGTATTCCTGAGATTTCCAAGCTCTACGGCATGATCGTCAAGCTGAGCAGCTCCGATCTGGACATAGAGGCACAGGCTATCAAGTCGGGTGGTGAGATGATGGAACGATTCAACATACCGCGTACGGTGGGAGCAGCCTACGCATTACGTCAACTCAAGCGCGGGGCTGACGGGGAGTCCATTAACGCTAAGAAAGGAGAATTATAGTGGACCCCGTCAACTCTTACGACGAGAACGTAGTCAGTGACTCACGGTATGACAACCGCGATCAGCACTCCCCCGACGAGGCACGAGGCTCTCGCGGCGACGAGGAGCGGGGTATCGACGTAGACGCCCCGCAGGAGTCGGAGATATCCCAGCGGATGTTGCGCAAGTCGCGGCAGTCGTACCTCGACAGCACCGACTACCTCGAGACCTCCGTGCTTCCGACGTGGACAGACAGTGTCCGCCATTTCAGAGGCGAGCACCGGTCGAACAGCAAGTACGGCAGCAAGGCGTACAAATCACGTTCGAAGATTTTCCGGCCCAAGACCCGTGCCTCCATCAAGAATCACGAAGCAGCGTTCGCGGCGGCCATGTTCACGAACAACGACCTGATCGACATGAAGTCGCAGGACCAAGACGACCCCGTGCGCGAGGCGGCCGCTCGAGTCATCAAACGGCTGGTGCAGAACCGTATGGAGACGAGCCTCAACTGGCTTCAAACCTCTCTCGGGGCTTGGCAGGACACGCACGTCTATGGGGTGTGTATCTCCCGACAGGAGTGGGAATACGAGGAGTGGGAGGACGTCCAGTACGATCTGGCCTACGACGAGTACGACGACCTGATCACCGACGAGAACGGCACCCCCATGGGCACCGAACGCCGTATACGAAAGATCATCAAGGACAAGCCCGAGATCGTGCTGATCGCCCCGGAGAACTTCCGGTTCAACGTCGGCTGCGACTGGCGTGACCCTGTCGGTACCAGCGACTTCAACATCGAGCTGATTCCTATGTTGGCCGGCGACGTGCTGGACCAGATGGATAAGATCGACCCTAAGTCCGGGGAACCGGTGTGGACGCCGTATACGCTCTCGCAGGTACTCGCCGCAGGCCAGTATTCCGGTGCCTCCGATGGGGAAGCCGTGCGCCAAGCCCGATCAGGTAAAGCCCGAACAGAAGCAGACACCGCCCACAACGGCAACGAGTCGTCAGTGGTCTGGGTCCACATGAACGTCATCCGCGAACGCGGCCAGGATTACGTCTTCTGGACTCTCGGGGATTCCTTGATGCTCACTGAGCCCCTGCCTATCGAGGAGCTTTACCCGTTGGGACGCCCACACAAGATGGGTACGTCCAATGTCGAGGCGCACCGGGCATACCCCGCGTCGTCTGCCGAGCAGGGGTCTTCTTTGCAGGAGTCCATCAACGACATTACCAACCAGCGGCACGACAACGTCAAGCTGGCGCTGAACAAACGCTACTTCATCAAGCGCCAGTCGCAGGGCGGTATCGACTTGCAAGCCCTGATGCGCAACACACCGGGCGGTGGCGTGATGCTGGACAACGTAGACGACGTCAAGGTCGTCGAGACCAACGACGTCACCAGCAGCTCTTACAGCGAGCAGGACAGGCTGTCGGTCGAGATGGACGAGCTGTTGGGCAACTTCAGCCAAGGCTCCGTGCTCAACAACCGTAAGCTAAACGAGACCGTCGGCGGGATGAACATCATGTCCTCGGGGGCCAATGCGATCCAAGAGCTGTCCATTCGGGTGTTCATCGAGACGTGGGTGCTCCCCGTCGTACGGGATATCACCAAGCTCGTGCAGATGTATGAGACGGACGAGGCGATCATGTCAGTGGCGGCCAACCAAGCGGGCCTACTGAAAGAGTACCGCGAGACGGTGATGACCGACGAGATGCTGCGCCAAGACCTGTTGATCAGCGTCAACGTGGGCATGGGTCACACCAACCCCTCTCAGAAAGTCGAGAAGATGTCGCTGGCGCTGAACACGGTTATGGGTCTGCCGCAGATGGCGGCACGGATTAACGAGGAAGAAATCGCCAAAGAGGTGTTCTCTTACGTGGGCTTCGCCGACGGAGCGCGGTTCATCAAGCCTGAAGAGGAGCTACCTGAGCAGCAGCCGGACCCCATGGTCGAGCTGAAGCGCGAAGAGTTAGCGTTCGAGCGTGAGAAGCTAGAGTTCGAGCGTGAGAAGTTCCAGGCAGGGCTAGAGTCACGCGCCGAGATTGCTATGGCGCAACTGGAGGTCAAGCAAGATACGGCCATAGCCCAGATGGCCGCAGACGAGGCCAAGGACGAGCGTAAGAACCAGACCGTCAGGGATATGGCCGCAGCGAGGGAGAACAACAAGTCGCGGGAAATCGTTAACAAGCAGGACACTAACAATAGTTCATTTTAACAGGGGGCAACATGACTGAATCAATATCCCCGGACGACAGTCCGGGGCAAGCGTACTTCACTCAGGAGGAGAGCGCCTTGTTTGCGATCGCGGACATGGGCCAGAAAGCCGTCTCGTTCCGGGATTCGGAAGTGGGCAGGCTGATGACCGGCTACGCCTTGCAAGAGATAGAGAGCCACGCTCGAAAGCTCTTGGACTGTGACGCCGGAGACACCAAGACGATTATGCACCATCAACAAAAAGCCGGTGCCGCCCGGCTATTCTTGCAGTTTGTGGAAGAAGCAATCAGCAGCGGCGACGTCGCATACGCGCAGTTAACCAGTATCGAGGAATAACCATGAACACTACCCAACAGGGCGTGTCACCTAAAACAGACGCCCCAAAAACCGAAGTAATTGACGGGCAGGAACAAGCAGCGCCCAAACGTGAAACGTTAACGATGACACCCCGCGAAGAGAAAATGGCGGAGCTGGTAGCCCAGCACAACGACACGTTGTCTGAAATCCCTGACGGGGAAGCCGACACGCACCCAGAGGTACGGGAGCGGCACAATGCTGCCCAGAGTTACAATAAGGGGTTGTCAACCGAACCAACGGTTGATTTTTCTGAAAAAGTATCTGATAATGGAAACGCGAAGGCGAGTTCCGCGCCGAGCACCAGCGAAAGCGCCGTCTACTATGTAGACGGAGTGGCGATGATGAAACTGAAAGTCAAAGGCGAAGAGATCGAAATGCCTTTGGATAAAGTCCAAGGCATCGCCCAGAAGAATATTTACGCTGATGTTCGACTACGAAATGCCGCCGAGACCGAAAAGAGCTTATACGCTCGCGAACAGCAGATTGCAGAACGCGAACGCCGGGCTCAAGAAAGTTTAACTCAACCATCCCGTCAGGACGTTGGGGGAAGCGAAGAGGACGTAAGTGCCAGCGCCAAGGCATTTATAGATACTTTATTTGATGGCTCCAGAGCGGAGGCCGTCGAAAAAGCTGCCCAATTCCTGACGCGGCCGAACACAAGCGAAGTCGATCAAGACGCCTTGTTTGCGAAAGTGTCAGAGGTAGCAAGTGCCCAAGTGATGAGAGACATTCATCAGAGGGAGGAGCTAACTCGGCAAAACAATTTCAAGGCCAGCCTGCATCGCGGGATGGCCAATGTTGAAAGAGATTACCCGCAGTTAGTCCAAGACGATGTGTTGTTCGATCTGGTAGATCGTCGGACTGAGAGTATCGCTCAGGCAAACCCCGACATGGCACCGGAAGAGGTAATGATTCAAGCCGCCAGAGAAATTGCTGACCGTTTGAACGTAGCCCGAACACCTAATCGCGCCCCTGCTGATACTCGATCAGACCGGAAAGCGAACTTAAAACCTGTGCCACGGGCCGGTGTATCTTCGAGATACCAAGCACGGGCCGAACCTGAAGTGGACATGTCGCCAAGTGCTGTATTAGAGCGAATGCGACAAGACCGCGCAGGTCTAGGACAACGAACTTAAACTTTTGGAGTAAATAATGGCTGAATTATGGTCTGCCCAAGCTGGTTACATGGCTTCCCCGACTCTGTCGGAGGAGTTGCGCCACGCAATCCAACCTACCTGTCGCTTCCGTCAGTTCGCTGACATCGAAGTTGCGCTAGGTAAAAACGTCGGTGATGTTTTCAACTGGAACATCTACGGCGACACCGACACCGAAGCTGGTGCCATCGCTGAAAACGCGGTTATGCCTGAGACAGGTTTCCCCGTGTCCCAGGGCAGCGTCACCATGACGGAATACGGTATCTCTGTACCCTACTCCGGCAAGTTTGATGACTTCTCTGAGCATCCTGTGAAGAACATCATCCACAAAACGTTGAAGAACAACGCCCGTCGGGCGCTTGATACTGCGGCTCACGCCCAGTTCGACGCTACGCTGTTGAAAGCAGTAGGCGGGGCAACCGGTTCGATCACGTTGGTGGACACCGGTACTTCGGCTGCGGTCAACAACGTTGCTATGACGTTTGATCACATCAAGACGATCAACGACACCATGCAAGAGCGTAACATCCCGCTGTTCGACGGCGAGAACTACGTGGGCATCGCCCGTCCGTCAACGCTGCGAGGCGTCACAGACTCTCTGGAAGCGATCCACAGCTATGTTGACGCTGGTTGGGGCCGAATCATGGCAGGCGAGCGCGGTCGTGCTGACGGTACACGTATGGTTAGCCAGACGCATATCGCGAGCGAAGCCTGGAGCAACGGCCTGTCTGATGCGGCTTACTTCTTCGGCGCGGATACCGTGACGGAAGCAGTAGCTTGTCCTGAAGAGATTCGCGGCAAGATTCCTGACGACTACGGTCGTGGTAAGGGTATCGCATGGTACTACGTGGGAGGTTTCGCTATCACTCACGCTGACGCCACTAACGCTGCAACTAAATTGCAGGCCCGTATTGTTAAGTGGGATTCAGCCTCTTAATAGCGCCGGGTCGGTAACGGCCCGGTAAATCCCCCCGGCTAGTTCTAGGAGAATTATATGCACAAGCCAAAAGGTAAGGGCTACGGCCAAATGATCAGCACCTCTTCCGGCGTACAAACCGGTCTCGGTGAAGTGTCTAAGTTTAAGACTTCGGAGTCCGCCCCGAGTGAAGAAGCGAAGACCGAACGCGTTAAAGAGCCAAACATGACTGATCGTCGGATGGGCAGCTAAGCCAAACTGACTGTTGTGTTGTACGACAGGAGTGCCTTCGGGCACTCCACTCATTTAAGGATAGAGCTATGAAAAAGTATTCCCTTATGGAATTCGGCTTAGCAGAAGAGAAGTCAGACCCGAGAGAGTTTACTGAAAAGGGCTCTATCGAGTCCGGCTTAGCCGGATCACAAGACATCCGAAAAGAACTTAACAGTGACCGGTGGGAATGTACGCATGTTGATATGCGGGGTCACGACGACTAAAGGGGTAGTACATGCAGATTGCAAACCGACGGGCTAAGAAAGACGTTCTGAATGAAAACAAACGTTTCGTAACCCTGGCTGATGACGCCGGGTTCGTTCAAGAAGGCACGTTGTTTGATAAAGACAAAGAGCCCGCCGCGGGTCTAACAACCTGCGTACGCCACCCGAGTGGCGTGGGGTATATCATTGGCGATAAAGCGTTTGACGCTGGCGGCAAGGTACTGGGAACAGTAGATTTCGCCAACGGAAACGCTCTGGTATTACCTGAAGTAAAGAAAGCCCCTGTCAAGAAGGCTGTCAAGAAGGCGGCTCCGACGGAAGAGGCCGCCCCCTTAGCGTTTGGCGCGGTCGAGCGGTCGAACCTGAAGCTGACGACACCGTAGGGGATTCTTTGCTCGATTAACAAAGGCAGGGGTCTGTGAATTACCTTCAAAAAGTACAAGCGTTACAGGAAGAATCAGGCTCCGGGTCATCCCAGATATCCACAGTTGTGGGGGTAACAGGAGAAATCCTGCGCCTGAAGAACTGGATCGACACCGCAGACCTGACTATCCAGTCCCAATACGTGGACTGGAAGTTCCTTTGGCGCGAAGGTGCGCCGATTGTTACAGGTATCGGTAGCTCGGACTACGTTGGCCCTGAAAACCTCAACGTATGGGATTTTGAGTCCCTCAAGATCGACGGACAAAAACTGTCTGACGTCCAATACTACGAGACCGAGAACTTCCCCACATCGGCTTCGGCCGGCCGACCCACGTCGGTATTCGTGTTGCCTAACAACCGTCTCAGGCTCTACCCGACACCCGACGCGGCGTACACAATAACCGCAGACTACTGGGCCGTGCCGCAGAGCATGAAGCTCACTACCCCTCAAGACACCGCGCAATCCGTTATACCCTCGCAATTTCATCGCGTAGTCATATACACGGCGCTACAGATGCTGGCGAAGTGGGAGAACGCTCCCGAGTTAGCGAACCTCGCTCAAGACGGAATCGAGCAGTGGTACCCTAAACTGGAAGCGCACCAGTTACCGGGGCAACATCAGATGGGCACCCGCGCCGATGGCAACTTCTTTACGATAGTGACAGAGTAATGCCTGAAGATATTTTTGCTTTAGGCGGCGGGATTGACCAGTCTACGGATTACCTTCGTGTAGCTCCGGGGCTCTGCCGTTTCGCGAAAAACTTCGAGCCAAAAGTCACCGGTGGGTATGAGCGGGGCTTAGGGTACGAGTGTTTCGACGGGAGGCCATCGCCTCACGCGCAAACTTACAAAGCGTTTATCGTAACCGATGCGTCGGTTTACTCCGTCGGGGACACCGCAACCGGAGTCACCAGTGGTGCCTCGGGCACGGTGATCGGTGTTGATACCACATCCAACTGGATCGGGGTCTCTTACATCACCGGCACGTTCTCCGAAGGCGAGTCCCTGACGGTGGCCACGCTAGTCAACATTCTGGGGGACACCCTCGGCCCGGACGCACTGTCGGATGATTGGGACTTAGCTGCCCAAAACCTTTACCGCAATGACATAAGCCAAGTCCCAGGCTCCGGCCCGGTGCGCGGCGTCCACAAATTAAACAACGTGGTTTATGCGTTCCGAGACAACGTCGGAGGCACCGAGTGCGCGGTACATAGTTCGTCTGCATCAGGCTGGGTCGCGGTGACTTTGCCCTCGATTCTGTTTTTCAATACAGGCGCCGGCGCGGAGCCGTCCATCGGGGACACCGTCTCAGGAGGCGCTACCGGGGCTACGGCCACTATTTTGAACTACGTCAAAAACGACGGGTCGTGGCTCTCCGACGCTGCGGGGTATCTCATACTGACGAACATCGTAGCGGGGGTACTTACCGACGACTTTGGGTTTATTGATTCGGAACAGTTAAGCTTCGGCGCGGGGCTGGCGGCACTAGCTGTGGGCGACAGCTATCAGTATTCCCTCCTCCCAGGGGGGGACTACGACATCATAAGTTGTAACTTTTATGCCACCCCCGACGGGTACATGATGTACGGCGCAGACGGGGTTAACCCTGCTTTCGAGTACGACGGGACAGCTTTCACACCGGTGTTCCTGCCCAATGACCCCGGAGCGCCAGCAGAGAACACCCCTACGCTGGTAGCGTGCCATCACGGGCACTTGTTCCTCATGTACGGGAACGGGCTCGTCCAGCATTCTGTACAAGGTGAGCCGACGGTATTCATCGGGTTCTTGGGCGCGGGCGAGTTTGGGGTAGGCTCGGCAGGCACCGCGCTAGTGTCAGAAGTCGGCGGGCCGCTTTTGATCCGCACCCGACGGGAGACCTTCGCCCTGTTCGGCCACAACTCCCTAGACTGGGAACTGCGCAAGGTGTCTGGATACGGGGGCTCAATTATCCATACCTCTGAGCTGATGAGCGAAGTCGTTAGCTACGACGACAAAGGCATCGTACTTCAATCTCGAACCGAGAAATTTGGTAACTTTGACTCGTCGACGGTGTCTCGAAGTATTCAACCTATCATCGACGCGACGACTCCTTTCGTGACCCGGTCTGTTGTTATACGCGGCAAGAACCAATACAGGGTGTTCGCGTCTGACAACACCTTTATCGTTATGCACCCGCGTGAAAACGGCGCTATGGAGTTTATGACCGGCGAGTATTTAACGGACGTAACCTGCATCACCAACACCAACGACAACACGCCCACCGAAGAGATTTACTTCGGGTCTAGCGACGGGTATGTCTATCAGGCAGAAGTCGGACGTAACTACGATGGCGAGGCTATCGAGTCGTTTATCAAGCTCCCGTTTGTTCACGGCGATAAACCTAACCATCGTAAACGGTATCGTCGGGCGTGGCTCGACTTAGACGCGACCAGCCTCGTAGACCTACGGATTTCGGCGGAACTCGACTACGGAAAGCCTACGGCGTTGGAGCCGTTGCTCTACACCCAAGGCATATCCGGCGGCGTCGGGGGGACATGGGACGTCGATAATTGGGATCAGGTTTTCTGGGATTTGCAGAGCCTGCACTTTGTCCGGTACGACATGACCGGGTCCGGCGCTAACTTCGCTCTGACCTTTTACAACAACTCTGCGACTACCGACCCCTTCACGCTGCAAGCAGTTCGGGTAGATTACGAAGTCCGACGTAAGGAAAGATAATGCCGAATAATTATTACGAGAACACCGCTCCTCCTGCACCCGTGACTCGAATTCGTAGCACCAACGAGAATTCTGACCGCGACGCGGTAGAGTCAGCGTTTAACCTCTTGCCTGAGCCCGCAGACCTGAAGCGCGGTGTCTCCAACTTTCAAGCGACCGAGACGGGGACGGCTAACGCGTACGTGATCGACGTACCTAACGTCGAGGCGTATACGCCCGGTCAAGCAGTCTCGTTTATCGCAGCTAACACCAACACCGGCGCGTCGGTTATCAACATATCGGGGCTAGGCAACAAGAGCATCCTGCGCCATGACGGGGGGGCCATTACGGCAGGCGACATCCAGGCCGGGGCTACCGCGTTCGTCATGTACAACGGTACGGCTTTTAACTTGATGACGCCGTCAGGGCTATTGGTGTCAACGGCAAACGCCGCAGCGGCTCTCGCTTCGGAAAACGAAGCAGCAGCCCGTGCCGCGGCAGCCCTCGCTAGTGAGAACAATGCTGACGCCAGCGAGGCGGCAGCTCTTGCGTCTCAGAACGCAGCAGCAGCGAGTGCCGCAGCGGCTTTGGTTAGCGAAAACAATTCAGATACAAGTGAGGCGGCGGCTCTCGCCTCGCAGAACGCAGCGGCAGCAAGTGCGGCAGCAGCACTCGTTAGCGAGAACAATGCCGACACAAGCGAGGCGGCAGCACTCGCGTCACAGAACGCCGCCGCGACCAGCGAGTCAAACGCCTCTGCCAGCGAGGCGGCAGCACTCGCGTCACAGAACGCCGCCGCCGCCGATTTGGCTTCGGTGAACACCGTATACGATCAATTTGATGACAGATACCTCGGACCTAAAGCTACGGACCCGACACTTGATAACGACAGCCAAGCTCTGGTAACCGGGGCGCTGTACTTCGACACGGCTAACAACGTGACCAAAGTATTCAACGGCACTGCCTGGCAGGCAGCGTCCTCCTCTATCGAGGGCATCAAAGGCGACTTCGAGTACACGGCTACTGCGGCACAGACAGTGTTCTCCGGCGTAGACATCAACGGGAACACGTTGGTCATTGATGTGGTGGGCTTGGCTAACGTCTTCCTGAACGGCGTCAGACTACCGAATGCGGACTACACGGCCAGCGCACCCGGCAACTCGGTGACGTTAGCGAGTGGTGCCACGGTTGGCGACACGGTAGAGATTGAGGTGTTCGGCAACTTCGCAGGGCAGTCAGGCGCAGAGGTTGCCATCACGGGCGGGTTAATAGACGGCACTGTGATCGGGGCTAATTCGCCTGCTGCATTGAGTGCCACAACGGCCACGTTTAGCGCAGAGGTAGCAGTCGATGGTGCGGTCAGTTTCGCCACGGTGTCCAACGGAAACTCCATGTTCGTTGGTAATGTCGCAACGGTCGGTACTGGTATGACTATCGGCTCCTCGACCACAGCCGACATAGCCTTTGCCGACGGCATTACTGGCGCTGCACAGTATGCGGGCTTAATTAGATACAGTCACAGTTCAGACGCGATGTCTTTTTGGACGAACTCAGCGTCTAGGCTCACCTTAGCCGCTACGGGCGCTGCCACTTTTAGCGGTAATGTAAGCTCTCCTGCTTTGCTTAGTACTTCAACAGGTCGTTATCACGCCATTCAAAATGCTGCGGGCAACACAACATACCCGACATACAGTTTTCAGGGGGACACAAATACAGGAATGATGAGTGGCGTTGCGGACACTCTTAACTTTGTTACAGGGGGCGTCACAAGGCTCACCTTAGACGCTACGGGCGCTGCCACTTTTAGCGCCACAGTCTCAGCAGCGGCAGGGGTATATGTAGGCGGGACGGCAGCGGCTAATTTGCTGGATGAGTATGAGGAGGGGGTTTGGGTTCCGACACAGGGCACATTCACGACTTGGATAAGCCCTACGTTCACGGCAACCTATACCAAAGTGGGGAGGTTGGTTACGATTAACTTAAATCAAACGGGAGGGACACTAGCAGCGTCTAGTACTGCTTTATACATAGGTGGATTGCCCTTCAATCCCGTAGCTCGGGCGGCAGGGAGTGTCAGTGACGGTTCAATTATAGACTATGGCAATGCCACCCCGTTCGGTGGGTCGAAGCTCTACTTTACAAACATCATCTCGTCAGAAACTGACTTAATAATTACGGCTACATACTACGTAGCATAAAAGGAGCACCACAATGGCATTAACAGAAAGAGAATCAGTAGACAAGATCGAAGTCGTTGGTGACTTCAAGCACATCCAAATCAGATGCGCCACAATCATCGAGCGTGATGGGGTTGAGATATCCCGATCATTCCACAGACACGTTGTCAGTGCTGGGGATGACTGTTCGGGTCAGTGTGCAGACGTACAAGCAATTGCTGCCGTAGTGCATACGCCTGAGTTGATAGCAGCGTATGTGGCTCACTTAGCTGAAAGCCAGCCTGCATGAAATACCCGCCGGTTTTAATGTGCGCCTCGAAGTACTGGAGCAATAATATGGAACACCTATTCACAGTATATATCATAGCCACATCTGTAGTCACTATTGCTTCAGTCGTAGCTAATTACACTGACACCCCCGAAGATGACGTATGGGTAGCTAAAGCGTATAAGGTCTTAGAAGCCTTCGCATTCCTCAACCATAAAGCCAAGCAGTGATGGTCAGTCACCAAGCAGTCGAGGAGATGCTACGGAAATGGACATAGAAACAAAAGTTAAAAATCTGGATGCAGTTACTACTGACCTCGCTAGGTTGTTTAGTCAGTCCCGCCTAAAGCTAGGTGAGAACGAGCAGCGCATGATCAACATGAGTGCTAAGATAGACGATGGCCACAAGAACATAATAGCAGCGCTGGCCACCTTACAAGAGTCCCAAAACGTGCACATGGCTCGTAGCGATGAGAAATTCTCTGGGCAAGGCAAGACGCTCGATAGGTTCATAGACAAACTGGATGAAACAATAGTAACCCTCGCGTCCAACAATCAGCTTACAGAAACACTTCAAAATCACACCGCCACTTTATTTAAACGAGCAGACCAGACCGAAATAGATGTCGCCCTCTGCCAGCGCGGTTCTAAAGGAGCTACCCCCACATCCGCTTCCGTCTCCGTCTCGCTCATCGACTCGCCCAATTTCAGATGGGTAATGATACCGATCATCATCATACTTCTGGGACTGTTCGGACTCGCAGGTTTCAATATGACCGGGGATGTGAAGGGTGTTCTGGGGGTCGCTAGCGACGAATAACTGCCCTGTCTGGAGGCACGGGGAGCAGAGGCACCACTCCCCATGAGCATAAAAACAATGTAAGATTGATTTACTACTTATATAACGGGGGCACCACATGATCACGATTAATGACAAAGACTA